CTTCCTCGGTCAACCGCACGCGAAACCAGGCCATGGTGTTCCTCCTTGCGTGACGTTACAATCAGGATAACCGCTTGCTTTCTACCAGAGAGTTGTAACACAATCCTTGACTCATGGAAACGTCTCACTCCGCGCCGCGCGAGGTAGAATCGGCCGCGATGGGGCTCAGGCCGCCGGGGGTCCCCCAGCCGATGCTGCCGTCGGCGTTGACGGTGAGTACGTCGCCGGGAGGACCGGACTGGAGCACGCCCCAGTCGACGGCCCGGTGGGGGAGGTTGGTGGGAGCGGGTGTGGTCGAGGTATCGGTCGAGTACTGGCCGACCGGGATGGCCCCGAGCGTGACGTCCTCGCGGTTGAATTTCAGGCCCATGGCTTGACCTTTGGGAATAGTGGCGAGTTGCGAGTTGAGAGTGGCGAGAGAATACGGGGGAAGCGGGTGCCGCGGCGATCTTCAATTCACTCGCCACTCGCCACCCGGGTCTGTGCCGCGTTGAGCGCGTGCTGCTGTTCCGGGGTCATACTTAGCTGGCGATAAAGGTCCCGTCGAAGGTGGGAGCAGATCCCGTCCCCGTGCACACCAGGGTGACGTCGGTAGGCGTGGTCAGTGTCTGAGGCGGCGCGGCATTGCTGGCGCCAGGCACCGAAGTGATACCGGCCCAACTGATGGTCGCTGGCCAGACGATGCTGGCCGTCGCAGCTCCCGTAAACCGGATGTTGATCATCTGCCCCAGCGCGAAGCTGTTGACCTGAGCAGCAGCCGCCAGCGCGGCCGTGGCCGTCGTGGCAAACGTCATGGTCAAGGCGGTCGCGGCCGTCAGCGTGAAACTGAAATAACCAGCCGCGGTCCAGTCGATGTTGGCAGCCGAGGTCAATGTACCCAGCGCGCTATAGCCGAAGCTCGGACTGGGAAGCGCCGTCCACCAGCCGCCCATGGCGACCGGGGAGAAGCCGGCCGGGCCGCCGATGTCTATCGGGTCCTGAACCGTCACGCCCTGGACCGGGGGCGAAGCTGTCAATCCTCTGAGAATCATGGAAGAACCACCTTTCGAACTGTTCGCAGATGAAAAGGCAGATAAATTCAAAGATCAACGTATCTGTATTATTAGCTGCGTAATCTGCGGACGGTTTCAGGACTGGATGATGACGCCGAAGTCGGGACGGATGACGCCCAGGGCGTAGCCGAAGTCGACCGTGACGAAGAGGGCCTGGTAGATGTGGACGTAGGAGACCATGACCCGCAGCGGGATGCCCATGAGGTCGATGTAGGAGACGTCGACGACGTTGCGGGCCTCGTCCGGCGTGGCGATCGGCCGCAAGGCCAGGGCGATGGCGTACTCGTGCAGGGCTAGGCTGGTGTAGGACTGGACGGTCATCGTGGGCGTGCCGGTGATCGCCACGAAAGTGTAGCCGGGGGTGAACTGCGAGCCCGCGCCCGTTGACGAGACGGCGATGCTCGACGCGGTGACCGTGAGCTGGGTCGTACTGGAAATGCTCGCCACCTGATAGATCGCCTGGACGCCGCTGGCGGTATGGGCCGAGTTGGGATCGCTGGAAAACTGGATCCACTGGCCGACCAACGAACTGGTGAAGTTCGTGTTCGTGCCCGTGACAACGCCCGTGGTGGCCATCGCCCCGGTTCCGACCAGGTTCGTGATCAGCCTGGCCGAAGTGGTCACAGAGCCGCTGGCCAGTGTCGCCGAGCTGATCACAGCCCCAAGCGTCAAGCTGGTATCGGACTGGATTGAGCTGACCAGGTATTGCGTCTTGGTGGCCTGGCCGTCGCAGCCGAACGTCAGGTAAGACGTCCCAGCGGTAAGCTGCTGAGTGAAAGCCGTATTGATCCCGGTGACGGTGGTGGAGTTGTAGGTAATCGTGGTCTGGCCGTAGAGGATCGTCCCCGAGGCGGTCGGCATCTGCTGGTCCCAGACGACCTGGAAGTTGAAGGCGTGTCCCACGTCGGCCTGCTGGCGGGCCTCGAAGGCGATCGCCGCCGAAACCAAGGACTCCTGCACCCAGGCCGAGTCGCCCAACATGCTGCGATAGACCTGGTTGTGGACCATGAGCCGGAGCTTGTCGCGATCCTCGAGCGGAACCTTCTGGTCAGCCAGCGTGCCCCAGGCGCTGAGCTGGTTGGCGACCGTCACTTCGCCCTGCGTGGCGCCGATGATCGGGGCATTGCTATTGAAGTTGGCCGGCGTGATCAGCGCGGCAATCTGGCCGTTGAGGTACTCACGCGCCCTCTTGTACAAGGGGTCGAAGAACTTCTGGGCGAGGTCGACGGCGGTCTGCCATTGCTCGAAGTCCTGGAACTGGAGGGCGGCCCCGGCCCGGGTCTGGAACACCAACGGGATATAGTTGGGATTGACCGAGGTCCCGGTCAGGATGCCATTATTGATGGCCTGGAGCGGCCCCACATCGGGGAAGTAGACGTCCACTGTCTTGCCGATGCGGGCGGCCTCCGGCTTGACGTCCTTGTAGACGGCGTCGAGCAGCGCGGTGCGCCCGACCTTAGCCTTGTTGTACTCGTCGGCCCCGGCCACCAGGGTCTCGAAGAAAGCGGCGAAATTGTTGGCCACGAAGGGGCCTCCTGAAAACGAATTGGGAAAGAACTGGGGGAGGAATCAGGAATGGTCCGCAGATCTCCCCACATCGTGTGTGGGCCCGGACAGATGAAAAGGCAGATCAATTTTAAATTAAAAAATATGTATGTTTATCTGCGTAATCTGCGGACAATTTGCCTTTTACGGGCAGTCGTGGGTCTTGTTCTCGTCCGTGCCGTCGTAGGCGCGGCCGAGCTCGGCGTCACGGTTGAGCAGGTTGGGCCGGGCCTTGTCCTGCATGCTGGCCCAGCTTGTTACGCTGGGATAGGTCTTGGCGCTATTGGCGCGGGCCGCGGAGGGTCCCGCGGCGTTGGCGTTCTGGATCTGACGGGCCATGTGCTACTCCTGGGGTAGGTACAGAACCGGGGCGGCTGTGAGCTCACCGAAGCAGACGATGTAATTGGTGGGGCCAGGGATCTCACCCGACGGAGCGGCCAGCCATGGAAGCTGCCCGAGCGCCGCGTAGGTCTGGCCGACCACCTGGTAGACGGGCAGGTCGCCGTACAGCTCATGGAAGGCCATGAGCTGGCTCATCACGGTGGAGATGTTCAACGGAACCTCCCGCCCAGCGCCGCATCGCGGATCAGCTCGCGGTTCTTGGGGTCGAGCATGAACTTGGGATCGGCTCGCATCTCCTGGGTGACGATCGTGCCGTCGGCGCCCTTGTTCCGCTCGTTACGTCCGCCGCCGGCCGCCTCGGATGCACTACCGACATCCAGCCCATACTTGGTGCGGGACGTCTCTCTTTTCTCGCCACTCTCCACTCTCCACTCGCCACTCTCCGAGGCGTCGAAGGCGTAGTCGATCTCGCTCTTCAGTTGCGCCACGGCGGCCTGGAGGGCCTTCTCGTCGACGTCGTCGGACTCGGGCTTGTAGCCGCGGTCCTTGGCGTCGCGCCAGAGCTGCTTGAGGGCCTTGTCCTTGGCCTTCGCGCCCTTGGCCAGCTCGGCGAACTTGTCGTAGTGGTTGCGGTCGCGGATCGAGGCCTCGAGCTCGGCGATCCGGGCGGCCTGGGCGTCAGGACTAGCAACCTTCGTCTGAAGGTCATCCCGCTCGGTCGCGAGCGTCTTGATAGCATCGCGGAACTCGTCGCGCTCTCCGGTGATCTTCTCAAGCTGGTTGGTCAAGCTCTCGACCTGGTGTTGCAGGATATCGAGGGCAGTCGTTTCACTAGCCATCGCTGGGGATTCCTCTGGGGTTTCGTCGGACATGATCAAGACCTCCGGGCACCGGAACGGTCGCGCGCTTTGACCACCGCCGCCTCGGCCGCGTTCCGTTTCGCTACGTCGAGCCCATTACTCTTGACGGGCCCGCCCTTACTCGCGCTCTGTTTCGGCTCGGGGGCCTTGCACGCCGCGGCACACTTCTTGCACGCACCGCCCATGCACATGGTCAATTCCTCGGCTCAAGAATTTGTCGGACGTCATCGAACGTCGCCGCGGTCAGCTCGGCCCGGTGCCGTAGCGATTCCCGCAGGTCCGCCATGATCGTCGGCCAGGCCGGCTCCCGCTCGGGATGGCGCGCGACACGCTTCACAGCCCGGTAGGCTCGCACGGCGTTTCGGGCACGCTGCTCGTAATCGACGTCGATTTCAATCCGCTCCCATCGTGGTCGTGGCTGGACCCGTGACGCTGTTGTCCCGGTTCTCGTAGCCTGATTCCGAGCCCTGCGTGTCATCAGCCTGCTGTTGCATCTGCTCGGCCCGCCGTGCATCCTGCTCTTCACTGGGCATCGTCTCGGAGGCCGGCGGGGTCAGCTCCTGCGGGAGGATCTGCTTGACCTCGGTCTCATCCTCGGCCACCTGCTTGATATGCTCGATCGCCTGATCGCGATTGAGCCCGCAGCGGTCCATGCAGACGGTGACCCTGGACTTGATGCCCACCTGCATCTCCCACTCGTCGGACTGGTCGCGGTCCGGGCCGGGAATCGGGATGCGGGGCTCGGCCCATGCGAGCAGGAGCTGGAGCTGCTTCGCCTGCTCGAGCAGATCGGCATGCCCGTAGTGGTTGCCGCACGCGGTCAGGATCTTGCGGGCCAGGCCCAGCTCGGCGAGCTGGTAGATCGGCCGCCGCTGCCTCGCCCGGGTAAGCAGGGGCGCGGCCTTGATGATCAGGCTGATCCCGGACGGTGCGTCGCTGTACTCGAGCTCGAGGGCCGTATAGGGCAAGTTGACGGCCGTCGACACTTGCTTCATGTACTTCTCGAGGTCGACCCAGATGGACTCGATCGCAAGCTGCGCTTGCAGATATTCGGCCGAGGCCTCCCCTCCATCGGCGTAGCCTTCCCCGGTGTAGCCCGTCCCGCCGCGACAGAGTCGCATGAACCGGCCGGGCCCGATCTCCGGAGTAAAGGTGGGACTAACATTTCTAAAGACCCCGATAGGACGGCCGTACTTGCTGATGAGCTCGTCAAGCTCGCTGAGCCGGTCATTGATCCGGAGCTCCGCTTTTCGCAGGAACGTGCCTGGCCCGGGCGTCCAGAACTGGCGAACGGGGGCCCGGTAGTGGAGGAACGCGAACGGGATGCACCCATACGTGTTTTGCTCCTCGGTCCTGGCCTGGATCGCCACCCGCGCTCCGGCGGTCTTGTCGGCGCTGTACTGGTCGGTCAGGTAGGTGCGGACCTCGTCCTCGAACCAGAGCTTGTACCGCGTCCGCTGGTTGTACCTGTCGATCGTGACAACCGCGAACGCCTGCCGGGGATCTTCCGGGTCGGTGAAGACCGTGAACTCGTCACCGCCCCAGAGCTGGAGATCGACGGGCTTGTCGGGGTCGTTCGCGCACTTGACCTGGACGGCGCAGACGTCGTTCAGGGTCGCCTGCTGCTCGGCGTGCTGCATCACACAGTCGATGTGGTTTGTTTCGTAGACCTGGGTAAGCAGAGAATCAGCAAGGCCATCGCCAACCACAGTCCTCTGAGGGCCTGGATTGTAGGTGTGTTCGCAGAGTCGCTCCACGGCCTGCTGAACAAATCCAGACTGACGACGAGGACGGCCGGCGAAATCAAACTCAGTCTCCGCCTCGCGCCGCGGCTGATAGCGGTCGGACTCCAGGTCGTAGAAGGCCTGGTTCTCGATTGCGGAAGCGAGCCGCGGCCGGTGGTTGCGCAGACCGGACTCGACCTCCTTCATGATCCACGCGCGATCGTCGCTGGAAAATGAGCCTCCGACATTGGGGACGGCGGGGAATAAACGTGGGTCGATATCGGCCATGCGATTGTTGCTTTAACGCATCAACGTTGATGCGACTGGTGCTATGTGATATGATGGCAGAAGCCAGTCGGATCATCACCCCGGCTGGTTCCCTGAACACAACGAACGAAGGGAGCCTCCGTCATGTCTGAGAGCAACTCTACCACAGCGGATGAGTTCGAGCTGACACAGCCATTTGGCCGGGAAGAGGAACGCAAGGCGAAGAGAGCGGTTTACGTCAAGGCTTGGCAAGAGGCCAACAGAGAGAGGATCGCCGCCCAACACAAAGCTCGATATGAGGCCAAGAAGGAAAGCATCGCCGCCCAACACAAACCACATTACGAAGCCAACAAGGAGGAGTATTGAGCCCGGAAGAAGGCTTACTCCGATGCCAATAAACAGTAGTTTCCAGGATTTTCTGTACTAATGTAAGTCCAAGCCAGAAAAATGTTTATGGCAAATCTGACTCCTTATACATTCATGGATTCGACAAATTCGCAATCGAGGAAAGGCCCACAAAA